CTACAGTTGTTGCCTATGTGGTTAAAAAGGGACCGCAGTGTTACAACGACAAAGCTAGATTTGGAGATAAACATTGGTGTGAAGAAAAGCAATGGGTTTTAATAGGGCGCTACTCTGGCTCTAGGTTTAAACTTGAGGATAATGCAGAGGTACGAATCATCAATGATGATGAAGTAATAGCCACAATCCTTGATCCAGATGATATAGTGAGCTTATGACAGCAGAAAATGACGTAAATGTAGCGCAACCAGAGGTTGACGATATAGAGGTAGAAGTAACTGATAGCGATAGCCAGATAGAGCAATCGTCTTCAAGTGATGATGAATTAGAGAATTATACAAAAAGTGTCTCTAAAAGAATCAATAAGTTAAACGCAAGAAATCGCGAAACAGAAGAAAGAGCGGCACAACTAGAGGCAGCTTTGCGACAAAGAGAGCAAGAGGTTCATGCTTATTATCAACAAGCTACTACAGCTCAACAAAATTTGTTGGCTAAAGAAGAAGAAACTGTTGAGATAAAAGAGCGAGAAGCTAATGAACTTTATAAAAAGGCACATGCTTCTGGTGATGCAGAGCTTATGTCGAAAGCAGATACTTTAAAAAGTGAGTTAGCTTTACAAAAAGAGAAAGTAAGAATAGCCAAACAAAGACAAGAACAGGCTACTGCTAATATACAAGAACAACCTCAACAACCATATACTCAGCAAGTACAACCGACACAACAGGTAGCACCTCCTTCTGAAAAGGCGTTGAATTGGAAAGAGAATAATCCTTGGTTCGATCAAAACACAGAAGCGACAGCCTGGGCAGAATATGTGCATAATACTTTAGCTGGCGAAGGTTATGATTTAGAATCAGATGATTACTATAATGAATTGAGCAATAGAATTTATAAAGTTTATCCGGATCTTAGATCCGATAATGCCGAACAAAATGAGGACAGGCCCGCTGTGCAAAGAGTCGCCTCAGCTTCCGTTGGGAGTAGGCAAAAAACACAAGGCAAAGAGAACGGCGTACGTTTTACGAAATCCGAAGTCGAAACTCTACAAGGTCTGAAACCACATGGCATGAGCGATGAACAATGGTTGAAGAAAGTGGCTGTTCAAAAACAGGCAATAGCAAATAGGGAGGCAAAATGACCGAAGAAACAAACGTAGAAGTACATTCCAGAAAATCCCGTGAGTCCGAGTCTCACGATAATAATTCTCGACGACAACCATGGAGGCCAGTTAGGAAACTAGAAGTTCCTGAGCCACCAGAAGGATATGAATATCGTTGGATAAGAGAATCCATGCTGGGACAGGAAGATAAAGCCAATGTTGCAAGAAGACTCAGAGAAGGTTGGGAACTCGTAAGAGGTACCGATCTACCAGCTGAGTTTGCTTTTCCAACGGCTGATTCTGGTAGACACGCTGGCTATATATATAGCGAAGGACTTTTGTTAGCAAAAATACCTGTAGAGACTCGTAATGAACGTAACAGTTATTATGAGGATCAAACCGCTCTCAAGAAGGAAGCATTAGATAACAATGTATTTAATGAAGCTAGAAAAGATGGGCGATATGTCAAGTATGATGCTGACCGAAGATCCAATGTTACTTTTGGGAAAAAGTAACTAGATAAATAGGAGTAAATCTTATGGCAAATAAAGATGCCGCTTTTGGTTTAAAGCCTGTTCGTCAAATGGGCGGAGCACCCTATTCTGGAGGTCAATCCAGATATAGAATTGCTAGTGGAGCCACAACACCAATATTCCAAGGAGATCTGGTAACACAGCTCACTGCCGGGGTACTGGGGCGCCATGCCGCAACTGGAACTGTTCCGATTGTCGGAGTGTTTAACGGAGTTCAATACACCGATCCAACTACAGGCGAACAAGTCTTTAACAATTATTATCCTGGTAGCATTGCTGCTTCGGATATAATCGCAAGTGTTATTGATGATCCAAATGTTGTTTTTGAAGTACAAGCAGACGACACTTTTCCTGTCGCCGACTTGTTCGGAAACTTCGACATTGTTGATGGATCACCAGTAGGCGATACTAAGTCTGGAAGATCTAATACAGAGCTAGACGTAACTACCGGTGCTACCACCGCTACGTTGCCCTTGAAATGTATTGACGTCTCCCAGGATCCTAATAACGACGATGTAGCATCGTCCAACACCAATGTACTATGCGTGATACAAAATCACATCATGGGACAAAAAGGTGCTGGTTTAGCATAAGGAGTTAATTAAATGGCAATTTCAAGAGCACAATTAGCGAAAGAGCTTGAACCAGGATTAAATGCACTTTTTGGTATGTCCTATGATTCTTATGACCAAGAATATGAAGATATTTTTGCGATTGAGGATTCAAACAGGGCGTTTGAAGAAGAAGTGCTGGTCACTGGTTTTGGCGGCGCACCCGTAAAGTCTGAGGGACAAGGTGTTGAATTTGACAATGCTTCCGAAAGTTTTAGCGCAAGATACACGCACGACACAGTTGCGTTGGCTTTTGCACTGACAGAAGAAGCGGTTGAAGACAACCTTTATGACTCTCTAGGCAAAAGATATGTTAAAGCATTGGCTAAATCTATGGCTAACACCAAAGAAGTCAAAGGAGCTGACGTACTCAATAATGCCTTCTCTTCCAGTTTTACTGGCGGTGATGGTGTTTCTCTAATCAATACTGCTCACCCCCTTGCTGGTGGTGGAACAGCTGCGAATAGAGCTACGACTATGGCAGATCTAAATGAAGCCTCACTAGAGGATGCTTTAATAGATATATCGACGTTCACAGACGACAGAGGCCTAACCATTAGTGTTATGGCTGACAAGCTCGTTATTCCTCCGCAACTGGTTTTTGTTGCTGATCGAATATTGAACTCGACTCAAAGATCTGGAACAGCTGATAATGACATCAACGCAATCAGAAACACAGGTGTTTTACCTGGTGGTTACGTTGTTAATCATTACCTATCTGATCCTGATGCTTTCTTTGTCCTAACATCTGTGAATAGCGCTGGTGAAGGTCTAAAAATGTTCCAAAGATCTCCAATGGAGACATCTATGGAGCCAGACTTTTCTACAGGCAACATTAGATATAAGGCTAGAGAAAGATACTCGTTTGGTTTCTCGGATTGGAGAGGAATCTACGGATCTCAAGGTGCATAATTTGAAGTAGTAACACACTTTATTACTCAGTGTTACATAAAGGGAGCTTCGGCTCCCTTTTTTTTGTTTATTGTTAATTGTTAATGTTTATAAATAGTTGTAACATTACAGACATGAATAATTATGTAGATAAGTTAGCGGCAAAAGAGGCAATACTAGATGTAGGCGTAGGATTTTTTATGGCGTTCCCGGTAGCTTTAGCAGTTTTATCGTTTTCTAATTGGATTGGCATAGGCGTTATAACCACAGCAGTTTTTCAGACTTTTGTTTTTACCATAGTTTCTTTGCTTAGAAAGTATTTTGTTCGAGTGCATTTCAAACGGATAAACGGCGAAGACAAAATACCATAAGTTGCTAATCTAATAACCAGATAGTATCATCAATCTTGTAGAACTAATTGTTGCGGGCATGGTGCTTGCAATGGCTATTTATAAGGAGGCTGATTATGACTACACACTTCACTTCTGGAGTTACCAATGTTGGAACTGATTCAACACTAGGTAAATTAAAAGCTCCAGCACCCCATAAGTATCACACTTATTTTAATGATTTTGATACTTACCTAGCGTCCGATTGGACAATTACAACAACTGAGGATGGAACTGGATCTGCAACTGAGGCATTAGCTGACGGCGATGGTGGTTTATTATTAGTAACCAACGCAGCTGGAGATAACGACAAAGACTTTTTCCAACTTGTTAAAGAAGGCTTCAAGTACGAGGCTGGCAAACAGTTAGCGTTTCACACTAGGTTCAAAACCAATGATGCTACGCAAACTGATATTGTTGCTGGGTTACAACTGACTGATACTTCACCATTAGATGTGACAGATGGCATATTCTTTTTAAAATCAGATGGAGCTGCCACAATCAGTTTCATAGTTGAAAAAGATAGCACACAATCAACTTTGACTTTGCCTAACTCTCTGGCAGATGATACTTTTATGACTTTAGGTTTTGTTTACGATCCTAAAGATCAAAAGTTTCATGTCTTCCAAAACGATGTTCTAGCTGGCACTGTAGTGAGCACTAATGCTCCAGACGACGAAGAGTTGACTGTATCGTTTGGCATACAAAATGGTGCTGCTGCTGCAAAAACTTTGACTGTCGATTACATTGGCGCAAGCAAAGAGCGTACAGCAAGCACTGAACTGTAAGGAGTAAAACATGGCTGATACAGTAACCAGTCAAACCATACAAGATGGAGAAAAACTCGCAATCTTGAAATTTACTAATGAGAGCGACGGCACAGGCGAAGCCTCTGTTAAGAAGGTTGACGTATCAGCGTTAGCTAGTAACAGTGCGGGTTCTGCTTGTACTTCGGTTTCGATTTCAAGAATTTATTGGGCATGTCGTGGTATGGGCGTTGATCTCGAGTTCGACGCCTCCACAAATGTTTTGGCAATACCTTTACCCGCTGATAGCACCGGGGATGAATATTACGATTTATTCACAGGTATTCCTAACAATGCGGGATCAGGTGTAACCGGTGATATTGACTTCACAACAGTAGGTCATAGTAACGGAGACGCTTACTCCATAATATTGGTATTGACTAAAAACTACTAGATGGCGACGACCAAAGACGTCACTAGATCTCCTAGCGGTAGGTTATCCTACCGCGGGGAGACGTTTTCTGGTTACAACAAACAAAAAAGAACACCAGGTAAAAACAAAAAGTTTGCTGTTTTGGCTAAAAAAGGCGATCAGGTAAAAATAGTACGTTATGGAGATCCGAACCTAAAAATAAAAAAGGCTCAACCAAAACGTAGAAAAAGTTTTAGAGCAAGACACAACTGTGACGCGGTGCAAAAGAAAAAAGATGTATTTGCAGCTTCGTACTGGTCGTGTAAAAATTGGTAAATAATT